GAAGATATTACTCCTGGCGGGCGTTGTGGGCAGCGGTGCGGTAGCCGCTGGTGATATGTACCGGCTTGCCGAAGTGGTTTCGGATTTTCTGCAAGCATTGCACCAGTTCCGAATCCACGAAGATGGGGTCACTGCCATCCCGGCAGTAAAACTCCCTCACCTTGAAATTGGCGGAGAGCTGTTTTTCTCCATCCCTCGCCAACGAATAAGCTTCAATCGCCATCGATCACGTCCCCCTTTCTCACCGTACCAGCGTGGCGATAGCCTGCAAGTCCAGTATCGGCGCATCAAAGAACGCCCTCGCCCACAGCCAGTAGTCGTCCGATTCCGGGCGGCGGTACTTTTGGCAGAGTGCCGATGCCCAGACCTTATCCCATCGGGTCTGGTAGGCTGCATCCCGGCGCTCAAGGCACCGCTGGATGCTGTCAACCAGCTTCCCCCGCAGGTCACCAGAGCCGTCGTCGTCCTGCACGAAGTGGTCCAGAGCGTTCTGGCTGCTCATAGTGCATACGCGCTTATTCTGGTGTATAAGAAAACCGCCCTGATTACTCAGGACGGTTCCATAAGGAATATTCACTTTTCCATCTATGCCGTCGAAGCGCGCCCGGCGGCGGGCGATATAGCGTTTATGCTCCATGGTTAGACCTGCTCTTTCTTCTCGGCGAGCATACCGGTCAGCTCGGCGTAGTGCTCATCGGTCAGTTTGCCGGCGGCGTAGAAAATATCGATCTTCTCCGCCAGACCATCGGTACTGCCGCGCTCGATCATGCGCTTGCAGGTGCGATACAGAACCATTTCCGTTGCTTTGCTCATTGCCTTTTCCTCCTATCAGGTGTTCTCAGTGTCATCCGTATCGGAGACATTCAGCTCCAGAAGGGTCAGGCGATACGCCTGACCCACGTTCATCTCGTCGGCATCCTCGATGGCGGCTTTCGCCTCCATAATCCAGCTTCCAATATCCGTCTGCTCCAGCATAATGCTTTCCAGATCGTCACCCATCGGGTCACGACCGAGCAGATGATACGGCGTACCGGCATAAGAAATGCCCGAAGCATCAGGCTCCGGGCAGATGATATAACAGCCGTTGTCGGCTTTTTTGATGTAGGTCACGTCCTCGGTCAAGGCAAGGACGGTGCCATCACTGGCTTTGACGATTTTGTACACGGTACTTTACCTCCAAAAATTGCATAGCAAAGCCGCCGCAGACGCAGCAGCCGCCCGTGGTCGTTGTAGTTACGATAATAAGCTGTCTGGCATTCCATGTACTGTGCAACTTCTTGCAGAGTGCGTTTACCAGCCAGCCACTCCCTGTGAAAAAGCTTGAGTTTCCGGCGGGCACGTTTCACGCCATCACGGCTGCCATTGACTTTGATTTTCCCGGTCTCGGTCAAGGTAAAACGAGCCTTGCACCAGCGGAAAGGCTTTGTCAGAGGGATGATCTTGCATTTCTTCTTGTTGACCGGGATGCCGCGGATTTCAAACTGGCGCACGATAGCGCGGCCCAGCTTTTTCAAATCTTCGATGTCCGGGAGAATGATGCAGTAATCATCCATGTAGTGCCCGGCGCTGTGCGTGGACATCTGGCATTTGATCCAGTTGTCCACGGCACTGGGCATCGCCGCCATTTCTTGTTGGCTCGGCTCAACGCCCAGCGGCATCCCACGGCCCGGAAATTCGCCGGGAGCAGTATCAATAATGGTATCTGCTATCCGCCGAAAATCAGGGTTCAGGATATACCGCTGGTGCCGCTGATAGATGATAGAATGGGGTGCATAAGGAAAGAACTTCTTCAGGTCGAGCAGCAACACCCCGCCCGCACGGCCATACTTGCGGTAATGCCGTGCCAGCTGCTGTTTGATGCGCTTGATCTGCCAGTGCAGTCCCTTACCAATCCGGCTTGCACCGTTGTCATAGATCATGCTGGGGTCGTAAAGCGGCTCCAACACTTCCTTGCTGATGACCTTGTGGATTTGTCGGTCTGTAATATGAGGAGCGTCAATCCCACGAATCTTGCCGCGTTCGCAGACCGTGAAATGAACGTATTTCTTAGGCCGCCACCTTTTGGCCAAAATAAGCCGCCGCTGCTTTGCTGTGTGGGAAAACAGATGCCGCTCAAAGTTCTGCGTGCTCTGCTTCCAGCGTACACCGTTGCAGCATTTCCGGCCATATTTGAACATCGTGTGGTAACTGAATACTTCTTCCAACGAACCTAGGGCGGCACAACGAGCTTCCTGTCTGGCTCGGCGTGCTGCCCGGCGGCGCTGGTATCGTGCTTCATGGCGCTCCTGACTTGTCAAAATATTCGCCCTCCGTACAAATGTCTTGTTGGGTGCCGTCTAAAGTGCGTTGTCCTTACACATGAAATGAGGTTAGGCACATTCCTCACCATGCAAGCAGCGTCCGTGTAAGGCCATCGGAGAGCAGTTTTAGGAATTTTCACCCAGGGAAGTGCAGCTCCTTTTACATCGGTCGTCTTTCGCACTTGGCTACTCCATGTGACCGTGTATCTGTAAAATCCGGGGCGCAAACCAGCCGAGTAGTTAGCGTTGTTATTGTTGTAACTTCCGTCAGTATTGACGTCGCAGAAATTGTTGCTGTTGTTGTAATTAGCAGACCGCAGCCACCACCACACCGCCAGTAGGCAGATTAACAGCCGCACACCCAGTCGGCATCAAAGCCTTTGCTTTATGCCGATATTTTTTATCGACCCTTTCAAAAGGTCATTTTCCTTGTCAATCAGTTCTCCGAGGTGCTGAGCCATCTTATCCAGCTTTTCCGTTGCGTCTTTCGAGCCAACGGATTCGCCTTTTGAGTTGGTAAAGGCACCTGCGGGGTTTTGATTCAGCACAAGGTACACATGAGTCAGTCGAACATCTAAAGCCATGAGCGACGCACGAGCCTCAATCAGATGGGCCTTGCGCAGCTCGACACGTTGCGGATCAGACGGATAAATGCTGTTAGCTTTTTCCGCATAATCGACAATCTCACCGGCCAGCTTGGCAACCTGTTCCGCTACCAGCCTGGAGTACCGGGCCGAAAGGCGGGTCAGAAAGTTCAGGGTCTCAACATAAATCTGGTTGGCCGTATTGACGAACTCCGCCTTGCTTTCCGTGCGCTTGGACTTCAAAACCGACATGAGTTATTCTCCTTTGTCAAGATCAATTTTTCCCTGCTCTCGCTCCACTTCTTCCAGATGCTTCAACAACACATACTCTATGTAGTTTGTGATGGACCGATGTTCTTTCGTTGCTAAAACACCGATTTTGTCAAAAACTTCATCGGACAATCTCAGAGTGAACACGCGCTTGTTAGTTGCCATATAATACCTCCTGTTGAACAGGTTTTGACAGTATTGTATAGCTTTTCCGAGACTTTGTATGCGTTCAAAAAACAGTTAAGTGATAGCATTTTGAGGCCATTTTCAAAAAACGCGCGGGGCGCTGACGCGCCCTTTGGATTTTTTGAGGGAAAGTTCGCGCCTTTCGCCCACTTCCGTGGGCGTGATGAGGCCAGATGCTCTGCGGAGGATTAGACGGCAAAGCCGGGGCGCAAACCAGCCGAGTAGTAAGCGTAGTAATTGCCGTAACTTCCGTCAGTACAGACGTCGCAGAAACTGCCGCTGCCGCTGGAAGTAGCAGACCGCAGCCACCACCACACCGCCGTGGACACGGCGGAATGATTATAGGCCACTCTACTATTACCAGCTTTGTAGTAGTCGTACTGCTTCTGACTGTTCTGCTCATACTGGTTGGCCCAATACCTGGTTCCAAAAACCTCAAACTCAGCCAGCAGGAACAGATAATCTGCGGTCGCTGTCACATTGCCGGAACTGTTGCTGCCACCGCCAGTATTATCCGTGTACTTAGTCACAGTCTTCATCACGGCAAGCAAATCGGACGGCAACGCTGCCATCAGACTGTTCTCCAACGTGCTGGCCGGGGTATTGCTGTTGCCCAAAAGGGTTTTCCTCATGTACGATCCATTCCAACCGCCACTGTTGGAGTCACTGGAATTCATGTGGAACATTGCCGAGCTGCCGGAGCCATTGTACTGGCTGGCGCAAAGAGCAACGGCCTTCCCCCCGACTT